CAACAAAACGTGATGGGAAATCAATAACTCGAATTCTTCTCCAAAGGGCAGTATCTTCACCTTTAATTTCAGGTAATTCATTGCATGCCAGAAATAATTTTGCTTCCATAACAAAAGAAACAGCTTCTTGATAAAGACCACGAGCAACAATTTCTTCACTACCAGTTAATTCTTTTAAAAGACCAATATTTATTTTTTCGCCATCTTCTGGTTCACTTAAAAAGGCAAAACGTTTGTACATTAACTTGATTTTTTCGCTATTCGCTTCGTTTGCATTATTACGTTTACGTGTTAATAAGGTAACTTCTACTTTTTCTCCAAGATCTCCCATAGAAAGTTTCATTAAGTTGAGTAATTGACTTTTACCGTTTGCTCCATCACCGATAAACATTAAGAAATTTGTATTAGGAATATCTCCATTTAAACATTCACTCATTTTTTTTAAAACATAATCTCGAACTCCTTTATTTGGTAAAACTTTATTTATAAATTCGACAACTTCTGGATTAATTGTTTGTTGATTGAAAATATAATTAACTGTTAAATTAACATAATCATCTTTTGTTGTTTTTCTGAATTTTTGTTCTAATAAATCATAAACTCCATTTGAAAATGGAACAAGGTGTTTTTTGCTATTAAGATTTCTGATAAAGGTTTCATCATTATAATACATTTTAGCACCTTTTATAATTTCATCTTCAAAACCTGTTTTATGTAATTTATTAACAAGACTTTTAACATTTTTAATTATATTTGAATTTGATATTTCGCCGGCATTTTTAGATTCGTAAAAATTTTGAATTCTACTAAAATTTGATGATAATTTAAGAATGCGTTTTCTAAATTCTAAAGATTCTTTATCTTGTTTCCAAATACTACCATTAAAAAAATACCATTCACCATTAGTATATTTAAAATCAATTTCTAATTTACTCATTAATTCACTTAATAATACAACTTTATGACCATCAAGAATTTGATTATATAATTTAGTCATTTCTTTATTTCTAAAAATAGAATCGTGAAGTTTTATATCACAGCTAAATTCTTCTTCGTTATTAGTATAAAAATTATTAATATTAATATTTACAGTTCCGTTGTTAATAAGTTGATGATAATTCATCCAAAAACTATTAAGTGTTTTATATTTATCATCAACTGGTATTAATTGATTTTTTGGATAGATACTATTACACACACTACATTTTAAACAATATCCAGTGTTAGTAATGTGGTGTTCTAATTTACAACGATTACATTTACCATTTAAAGCAACCATGTTATTATTACTAGCATTACCCTTGAAGACTAAAGTATTTTTATCAAACTGAATATCTTGTATTTGTTCGTCAAAATTTTGAGTGATATAATCTTTACATTCTTGGATAGCTTTTTCTATTAATTCTTGTTCTTTTTTATTGACACGCAAACATTTTAATATAATTTCGTTAATTTCTTTTGGAAAATCCATAACTTTAATTTCACAGTATTTAAAATCTTGACAATCTAAATCGTGGCATTTTTGTTTAGAAGAATATGTATCAATAACGATATATTGATGATTAGATTTATGTTCTCTATCTATATTATAACAAAATTTATCACTAAGAGCTATTACGATACAATTTAATGATCTGTCAATAATAATTTCTCTAATATCATCTGTTTTGTATTTATAATTTTTTCTAATAAATTTTTTAATAATAGTTTTATCATATTCTGATAAATTTTTAGGTTCTAGTGATGAATTATTAGTATCTGTATCTACTTCAATATCCAATGGGTTTCTACAATCGGTATTAATTTTATTGTAGATCTGTAAGGTTGATTTTTTTGATTCATCAAGGTATTCATCTGAATTTGAAAATTTAGAATAAGTTAATAATTCTGATATACGGAAGTTTTGGGAATTATTTTGATTAATAGGACAATAAGTTACGAAAGATTCTATAAATTCGAAATCATCACTGAATTGGTTTTTTATGAGAGGACGATTTTCTTGTAATTTAGAACTTTTAAAAGTTCTGAAAAGACCTTCTCTGTAAACACTCAAGTCTATTAATTTAGATTTTGTAAATTCTGGGAAAATAGATTTAATTAATTTTTTTAATTCTTTTACATTTTCAAAATAGACATAATTTCCAGTTGTATCAACAAGACGTAAAATAACATGAAAAGAAAATTTTACATTAGAATGAGATTCTAATATTATAATTTTAAAAATATTTAAATTTTGGTGTGTAAAGTAAGAAATAATTGTAGATTTAATTAAGGTAATAGTTTCGTTGTAATTATTAAATTGAATAGGTTGTTTATCTTTGTATATTTCTATATCTAAGAATAAATTTACAGGAACAGAGTCTGAAATAAATTCATAAAAACAAGGATTTTGAGAATTTTCTATTAAGGATGAAAATGAAAGTAGGTCAGGTAAGATAAAATATTTTTTAATATCATTGTTACATAATATTTGATTTGGTTTTATATATTTTAAGGCAGTTGATTTTTTTGCAAATACTTTCATTACATTATATTAGAAATAAAAGATAATTTTAAATCTCATGTTATTTGAATTATTTTTAAATAAAAAATATTTAGTAAGTATATAATAAGACAAGATGAGATTTTATAATATTGAAAAATTAAGTAACACAAATACTGCTGTGATAGCTGGTGTTGCAACTGGATTAGCTTTAGGAGAATCTAAAAAGTATGCTAATTTAGGAGAAACTTGTGCAGAGAATAATGATTGTGCATCAAATCTTTTTTGTAAAGAAAATATATGTTCAAAACTAAAAGATGGGGATGCATGCAATAATAGGTATGAATGTGAAAGTGATTGGTGTAATCAGTTTACAAACAAATGTGGTCAAAGAGGAGATATAGGGGCTGATTGTAAAGTTTCAGGAGATTGCAAAGAAGGTATTTGTGATATAAATACTAATAAATGTAGGCTAATAACTGCTGAAGAGAAACAATCAAATGAAAATACAGGAAAAATAGTCCTTATCACCCTTGGGGTTATTTGTGGTGTTAGTGTTTTATTAGGTATTGGTTTAGGTGTGAGGTCTGCGCTAAAAAATAGAAAGCTGAATAATATGTAATAACTGTAATAACTTGATGCTGTTATCAAGTTTAACAATTCTAGGTAGGTAATATCTATGGTAAAAAATTTAAATTAATTAGTAATTATTAAATTAATGATGAACTCTCTTCCACTAAATAAAAGTTAAATTATTTTAATAGTTTTGTTTCTTAGTTGGTATGAGAAATAAAAAACAAAATTATTAAAATAATTTAAATTTAAATTAATTAGTAATTATTATTAAATTATAAGAATGAATTTAGATAATAATAATTTTAAAAAATTAATAGAAATTTGGCAATTAGAATATTTAATAGATTGTATAGACATAATGTTAATAACGAGGAGTGATATGAAATATATATTAAATAAACAAAAATCAAGTTGGGAAAGAAAAATAAAAGAATTAAAGATGAATACTACTATTAGTTAATAAAAATTGCGGTAAAGAAATAAGATTATTTTAATTAATATTAATAAAACTAATTTATTATGGTAAAGTTAGTATTACATGGAGATGAAAAATCAACATGTACCCAAAAAATATTAATATTATTAGAAGAATTAGAATTAAAATACGACTTTGTAAATATTGATTTAAGTAGTGGTAAAAATAAGGAAAAAGAATATTTATACAAACAGCCATTTGGAAAAGTTCCATATATTGAATATGGAGAAATGGGTATGTTTGAATCAAGATTTATATTAAGATATATATCAAAAGCGAATCGTGATATAAAGGATTTATATGGTGAAGATAATGTATATGCAGATATGTGGTTAGAAGTAGAAGGTCAAAATTTTAATCCACCAATATCAAAAATAGTTTGGGAAAAAGTTTATAAAAAAATGTTTACAGAGAAAGAAGAAGATGAAAAAGTAGTTAATGAATCGTTAATAGAATTAGAAAAAGTATTTTCTGTATATAATAATCAGTTACAAGATAAGGAATATTTAACTGGATCATATAGTATAGCAGATATTAGTCATATACCATATATGTATAAATTTATAAAATGCGATTCTTTTAAGAAAGAATCAGCAAAAGAAATATTAAAAAGATATCCAAATGTATATAATTGGATTAGAAGATTATTGAAGAGAGATGCTGTTAGAGAAGTACTAAAGAAAAACAACTAGATAAAAATGTAATTAATTTAATTAAAAAAAATTGTATATTAATTAATTAAATTATAAATTAATGAACTCATCAAATGATTTACAGAAAAAAATAAAATTAGTAAATAAAAAATTAGATAAAATTACAGAGAGTACAAATAGTTTTTATAGAGATTATGGATTATTAAGACCTGGAAGTAAATTATATGGGTATCAAAAAAATAATGCAAATGTATACAATGTAGAAATAAAGATAATAGACATTGATTATAATAATTCATTTATATGTGGAGAATTGATTATAAGTGGGATAGTAAATTATATGGAAAATATAATAACATACTTTGAAGGTGAAATAATTAATAAAAAACAAAATTTTTCAAGTAAACATTTTGGAGTAGATTTTGACACAGACTATAATCATTGGATGAAATTTGATGAATTTAAAGAATTTTGTAAGAATTTTACAGACACAGACACGGAGACATATCTAGACACAGATCAAAAAAGTAATAATTTTATATTCATGAGATGGAAAGAGCAATATTATACGCATGATCATAAAATAAAACATATGAATGGAGTAGATATAAATGGATTTTATTACATATGTTTTAATAAATTAAAAGAGAATATAATAGGGTATTATTATGGAGATTATACAGAAAAATTTGAAAAACTATATTTAGAATTTGATAAGAATGATTATTTAAAAAAGGGAAGTGAAAATTTTAATTTTCGTTAATAAAAAATGAAAAAAATGATTATAATAGTAAATAAAGTGAGTGGCAGTGCCAGTACAAGTTGTAGTGTACCAAAGACACGTGATAGAAGGTGAGATGAAAAGAACAAAAGTTGTAAATTTAATTGGTGCTCCAAGTTCTGGAAAAAGTTTATGTGCTGGATTAATATTTGCAGAATTAAAAATTAAAAATTATACAACAGAATATGTTCAAGAATACGTTAAGCATTTGGTATGGAAAGGGGATTTAGAAACTGTTAAAAATCAATATTACGTATCATCTCAACAATATAAATTATTAAAAAATATAAATGGTAAGGTTGATTATATAGTTACAGATGGATCATTAATACATGGATTATACTATAATAAAACATATAAAGACAATGTTAGTAATATAGAAAAAACAGAAGAGAAAATAATAGAATATTTATCTGAATTTGATAATATATTTATATTTTTAGAAAGAAATGAAAAATTTAGATATGAAACAGAAGGAAGAATACATAGTTTTGAAGAATCAATAAAAATAGAAAGTGATTTAAAAAAATTATTAGATTCACTTAATTTAGAATATTTATGTATAAAGTCTGATAAAGAAAATGTAAAAAATATGATAAATTATATTATTAATTCAAAATTTTGTAGTTAAGTCACAGTCACAGTAACGATAGTCACGATAGAATAAAAAAAGTGAAATAAATTTAAATAATAAATAGTATGTGTATTATTTAAATTATGGTATTAAATTATATAAAATTTATAATAGAAAAACTTATAGTAGTTAATGAAGATTTCCAAAACAGTTCTATCAGCGACAAAACCGAGGGGTCCCAAAACTTTGGTAATTCAATAGTTACAGATGAATCTATAATCATAAAGTATTTAGAAATAAAAAATAGGGGATTATTATCAAAAAAAAAGCTAAAAGATGAAGAGATGATAATGATAACTGATAGTATTTTAGATAAATTCAAATGTTATAATATTATTGATTATTACCAAAACTATTCATCAGAAAAAGAACAATTTAAAAATAGTTACAAATTAATGAATCAATATAAAAATTATTTTCAAAAACAAGTAAAAGTGGAAGAAGAAGTGGATTGTTGTTCTAAGAAAACAGATGAATTGCCAAAGTTGGATAATAAACAAAAAAAAACAATTAAAAAAAACCCAGAATCAAAAAATAAAAAGTGTTTGGATGAGACTCTGAAAATGCCTGTGAAGATTCTGGAAAAAATAGAAAGTGAGTTGGTAAACCAATCAAATGATTGAAACATGTATTAGATGAAACTGATAAACTAATAAATTTTATGATAGAATTTATAAATAACAAAATAAAAATAAAATGAAAAAAAAAATAAATAATTAGAAATCAATGGAATCTGAATTACTAGATAGTTTTGCAAATTTTGGAGTGAGAGAAAATTATTATATGATAAATGATACTTTAAATGTAAATAGTTTCAAGGTATTAACATCTATAAATATGAATTTTTATCAAGTTTGGTGTATATTTGGAAAAATTCCATTTATTTATAAAGATATAAATGGGAATAATATATATGAATGGAGGATACAAGGTCCTAACTCAGATTTTTGTATAAGAAATAAAAAAAAGGAAACAAAATTATTAAAGATAAAAGAATGGGAAATTTATACGAATGTTATAGAGCAAATTTATATACAGAATTTCATGGAACATTTATTTGATGCAATAAAATGTTACGAATTATATTATAAAGGAATTGAAAAAAACATATATGAGAGTAGTGATCCATATATAAATGAAATATTAAAAAGTATAAAAGACGAATTGATAAATTATAGAGATATATTAAATCAACTTTAAATAAAAAATTGAATTTTAAATTATAAAATGAAATAATTGTGTAAAATTAATGACTGTGTGTATTGAAACTACTAAAAACGTTAGTGTGCAATATAGTGAGAAATTTGTAAAAGAAATCAATAAGTTTTTTGAGTGGGTTAAGAGTAATGGATATACGATTAGGGATATGGAATATAATATAACAAAAGAATGGAATATAGAATTATTAAAGAAATTTGTAGAACCTGGAAGAAATAAGATAGAATCTTATCTCAAAGAATTAGTAAATATTTATGTTATTCTTCATGATGGAGAAGAAGTTGAGGATGGTGGGACCCAGTCCTGGGCCAAAATGATAGCAAAAGATTATAAATTAGAAAAAAAGAATAAAAAACAAGAAAAAAAGCAAAAAATAGAAAACAAAAAAAATGGAATTGTATTGGAAAAGAAAAATGAAGATAAAAATAAAATCAAAGTATCATGTGACTTTGAAACAGAAGATATAGTGTATTTAGATACACTTAAAGTAAAATGGGATATGTTAAAAGAAAAATTTGGTGAGCCAATAAAAACAGAAAGATATGAAAATGAAGAATCATCGAATGATTGTAATTATAGATGCGAATGGAAAATTAAAATAGGAGATAATTATTATAGTATATATGATTGGGTGAATAAGAAAGGTAAATTTGACAGTATAGAAAAGTGTAAATGGTATATATCTGGAAAAGAGTATAATGAAAATGATATTAATATATTAACAAAATATTTGAAGAAAAAAAGTAAAATTTCAAAAAAATCAAAGAAAATTAATGAATTAAGTGATTCAACTGAATCAACTGAATCAAGTGAATCAATTGAATCAACTGAATCAAGTGAATCAATTGAATCAAAAGGGACAACATATACAGAAAATGAATTATTTGGAGATGATCATGATAGTCAAACAGTAGAAATAGGAGATGTAGAAATAGAAGATATTGATATTAACCTAGACGATTTGAAATTTGAATAAATTATTAGTAAAACCAGGGAAGATTAAAAAAAAAAATTAAGGGTAATATTTTAACTAAAATAGTAGTTAAAATATTACCCTTAATTACGTACAATTAATTAATTATCTTTGACAATATTGTAAATAAAAGAGTCTATTTTTTTCATAAGTTTAAAACAAGTAGTAATATTTTGTGAATCAAGACAATCGTATTGTAAAAATGATAATATATGTTTTTTTAGTTTAGGATATTCTGTTAGGTCTATATTAGATAAATATCTATTATAACGTTTAGTTGCTTTAACAAGTAAATCATGTGATGGTTTAGATGCAGAAATTGATTCATATAAAAGATTGTACTCTTCATTACTATCAAAAATATTGATAGATTCAATACCTTGTAATAGTTGTTCGATATCATCAGATCCATTACCAGATCCATATTGAAAGGAGATTGGTATATTTCTTTTAGCTAATTCATTAGATAATTCATTATAGAAAGATTCTCCACTAACTTTTGGAATTTGAGGAATATAAAACTTGGTGTTTGAAGAAATAAATTCTCTACTACTAGTTGCTTCTTGATCAGAAGTTTTTTCTTTAATATTATGTCTAGATCCAAGATGTATATTTTTATTAGTAATGTCAAATGCAAATTTTCCAGCAAGTTTTTTTTGTTTTAATTCATTTAATTCATAATCACTTAATTTAGCAATATCTTCTTTAGATAAAGGAAGATTTAAATTTCTAGGGGGTGTTTTATGTAATTTAAGATGTAATTTATATTTAACATTGTTTAATAATTTACTGTTAAGAGAATGTGGTTTCTTATTTGATGACATTACTAAAATTATTATTATTTATTACTATTATAATAGAAAAATAAAAAAATGAATAG